TATCATCACCAACTGTTAAGGTATATCCTTGTGCTGTTGATGTTCCCGCATTTATTCCTATTAAATTATTTGTAGTGTCGTTATAAATAATTGAATCTTCTATGTTTGCACCACCCGTTGCAAATCGAGAAATAAATCCTGCCGTTCCTGTTCCTTGCACTGTTCCTGCACTTCCTGTAAAAGTAATTTTATCAGAACCTGCAACCGTAGTAATTACAATACCTCCCGCACCTTCTAATGTTAATGTATCGTTATTTGTGTCTGCTACTATAGTAGATTGACCAGACACTGCTATATTCTTAAATATATTTTGTACTGAACCTTTATCTGAATTAGTTAAATTAATTATAGCATTAGTTGTACCGGTTGTAACAGTTCCTGTTATTCCGCTCAGTGTTCCTAAAGATACTTCTGTTACCGTTCCACCTCCTCCTCCAGAAAAAGTTTGTAAAGCTCCAGTACCATCTATATATTGTGCTGAAGTTCCTGCTCCAGTAACCGTAATAGTTCCTGCTGAAGTTACAGGACTATCAGATATAGTAAAAGCAGCTGGCATTAATAATCCTACGCTTGTTACTCCTGGACTATAATTAGGAACATTTAATACTCCTGAATTTAATGTTGCGACTCCTGTTGTTCCTGTAGTTGTTAAACTTGTAAAAGTAGCTGTTGGTAATGTGGCTAAATTACCTTCTCCAGTTATATATTGAGCCGAAGTTCCTGCCCATGTAAATGCTGCAAGTGGTGTAGTTGAAGGATTTGTAACAATTACGTCAAATGCATCTCCTGCAATTGTTACTCCTACTGTTGTTACAGTACCAGAACCTGCTGGCGTAGCCCATACTCCATCACCCCTTAAGAATGTTAAATTACCTCCACCTGAAGGAACTATTCCTAAAGCGTTACCCCCTCCATATGTTTTAAAAGTTGTTGTTGAAATAGCTGTAGCTGCATCATAAACAACTGTACCTATTGGATTTGTTCCTGTGTTAGTTGCTCCAATTTGTGGTGCGCCTATACTTTTAACTATGTTAGCCCATGAATTGTCTCCTACTAAAGCAACCGAACCTGTATTAGAACCAGGTAATCCAGTAGCGTTTAAATCTAATTGTATTGTGTTAGTGGCACTAACTACACCATCTATATAAGTTCCTCCGTTAATAGTTACAGTTTCACCGTTTGTTACAGTTTCTGATGCGCCTGTTTCACTTGCTAATAACCATGACGTCATTCCTGCACTTGAAGCAGCGTTTATTGTTATTTGCGAAGCACTATCTCTTGTTAAAGTAACATTTGTTCCTCCTACTAAAGTAATTGAATCATCTGTTCCGTCACTTCCTTTTAAGTTGATATTAGTAGTTGCTGCTGGAATATCTACTGTGTATGTTGTGTTAGCGTCTGCACCACCATCTGAAGCCGCTGTTATTCTTCCAAAAGCATCCACTGTAATATTAGCATTAGTATAAGACGCCGCTCCAACTCCTGAAGTAGATAAATTTACATCTATTAACCCATTAGCAGTTGCAGGGTTTGTGTTAGATCCTGTTTGTGTTAAATTTAATGTGGTAGACGTTAGCCCTAAAGAAGTTATTCCTGCGGATCCACTATATGCTACGACAACATCTGTTCCTGATTGAGTTAATGAAATTCCTGTCCCTTCAGTTAAAGTAAAGTTGGTTGTTCTTGGTGTTGGTTGATTGTCATTTAAAGCTACTGTTACTACAGTACCAATTTTTGATAATCCAAAATTCCAATCTGCTCCTGGGGACGTAGCCCATTTACCTAAAGCATTATAATAATATGTACCATCTATTGTTCCTAAAGGAGTAACAGATCCGTCAACAACTAAATTGGTTGTAATAACCGGTGTTGGCGAAGCCATATTTGTAGAAACCTCTATATAATTTAAATTATTTGTTGGAGTTGGTAAATTAAATCCTGTTACTGATGTTACTGTTCCCGAACCTCCTCCTCCTGATATATTTTGCCAAACAGGATTAGAAAAAGGCCCTCCTGAAACTAATGAGTAACCTGCCGTTCCTACATCACCATTTAAGCTTAATTCAGTATCTTCATCTAATTTTAAAGTACCTGCGTTAACAGATAAAACACCATTTGTTGCTGAAGATGTTGCTGAACCATTTCCTGTTAAACCAATTGATGCTATATTTATTCCTGAAGAATTAGCCGTTCCTCCAATATTTAAAACTTCTTGTAAACTTTGTGACCCTCCTGCGGAAGACCATTGTGTTGACACATCCCCTGTGCTTGAATCTACAAGACAAGTTAAAACTTGACCGTTTAAACCTGTTCCTGAAATTCCGGCATACAATGTTCCTGTTAAAGTTATTGCCGCTGTATTAAGCGCTGTTCCAGAAGCACTAAAAGTATTGTTTCCTCTAAATAAAGCAGATCCATTTGCTAATATATTTGACGAAACATCTAAACTTAAAGTTGAGTTTCCAGTAAAAAGTTGACTTTGACCTAAAGTATCGTTACCTGCATTTAAAACTGCACTTATAACAGGGGTTGATTGTGTAGGAGCGCCTGTCCACTCCATTCCTGTTGCGGCAGCGTTTACTGATAAAAACTGACCAGCAGTTCCAAAACTGGAATTTACAGTTAATATTGCATCTGGATCAAAGTTTAAAGCATTAGGTTCGGTAATATTAACTAAATTATTAAATGTAGATTTTCCCTGTACATTTAAAAAAGTACTTCCAGATAATTCTAACCCTGAAGTTCCTTGAGCGCCGCCGTCATTTATTTGAAAAATTCCTGTTAAGAAAGGGTTTGATGTAGCTACAGGGCTATTGTTTAAAGTTTCTTGCCAAGTAATTGTTTGATTAGTTGGATCAGCCCAAACCATTCCTACATTGTTTGAGTTTTTAGCTAATACTTGATTTGCTGTTCCGCTTGATCCTGATATAATAAACTCTCCAGTACCATTAATGCTATAGTTACCTGTAACATTAATGTTACCAGTTAAGTTTATATCTTCAATAGCAGTATCTCCTTGCGTTAATACTGATTGTAAGTCTTGAGCTACTCCACCTCCTGACGCTATAGAACTGACTAAAAATGTAACTGTCTTATTGTTGTCACTTACATCAGTTGCGATTAATAAATCGTTTGGAGAAGGTGTGACCGTAGGATAAGCAGTCGTGTTTTTAATTTTAGCCATATTGCGCCATTTTTTTTATTACTCTTTTTCTACTTTAGTTAAAGGTGCTTCTTCTTTTTCTGTTACGTCTCCATTCTCTAAATTAATAGTTACATCAGCTCCGTATTTTTCCATCAACATTTTTTCTTCAGCTTGAAATTTATCTTTGACAACATCAACTGTTTTCATAAGATTATGTTGCTGTAATAATGTATTTCCTAAATCTAATTTAACTTGGTTAAATTCTCTTTGTAATCCTTGAAGTAATGTTAATTCTTCTTCCGTAAGTTTTTTTATTTCTTTAGCCATTTTATTTTTATTTTATTATTATTATTTTAACAAAGATACAAATATTTTTATTATATATTATGTTGGAACATTGGTACTCCAGCCCGGATTGTTTACACCTGCGCCAGTTCTATTATTTCCAGAGCTATCTGTATATGAAGTTCCTGTCCCCTCATTATATCTCCACCAACCAACCAAAGATGATGACTGCGTGTAATTACCTGAATTTGTAGATATATCTGTAGGCGCACCAGAATTATAGATAGTAGTAATAGCGGCATTGGTTAGTTCTGTGTTCCATACAGCTTGATTGTTTAACTCACCATCAAAAAAATTACCTACTGAACTTCTTGTCCATGCACCAAAGCTTGAATTACCTGTATAAGTAAGTGTTACATTTTGATTTCCTGAAGGAACAAGTCCTGAAGTAACTTGAGAACCATCTACAAAAAGTTTCCATCCGTCTCTATTTTGTGTTGTTCCCAGTGTTCCAACAGGAATAACAACAGCTAAATGTCTCCATGCTCCAGCACTTATTGTGCCGTTAGCTGTTCGTGTAGAATTTCTATTGTTACTACCTGCTGCTGCATTTCCTTGATTAAGTCCCATTACATGAAACACAAAAGCTCCATTACCATTTACTACAACTTTAAATCCGAAAAAATTATTTGTTCCTGATGCTCCAATGTTAAATATATATTCTCCACCTGAAAGACTATCAATATACATCCAGCAAGCCAAAGAATATCCGTTAGAGTTTATTGAAGATTGCGTAGGCTGTATTGTGGTTCCAGATAAACTACCTAAGTTTATGTATTGAGTAGATCCATTTAAATCTATAGAATAATCTGTACTAAATGAAACTCCAACTGCAGTTGCGTTAATGTTAAAAAGACCTAATAATCCTCCTGCGGCTGCGGAAGCAACAACACCACAAACTCTTTTACTGTTAGCTTTTGTTACTTGATTTATTTTTGCTATAGACACTTTAACTTAGTGTTATGAAAGTATTGTCTGGATGAAAGAATATTTGACCATTAGTTGAATCCAAAACTGTACCTACTATTCTAACTACTCGCCCAGAAGCTGTTGGCGCACCATCTTCTAATGAACCTGCTGTTGATGACAAAAACAAAGAGTTACCTATTGTTCCTGGATCAGTTGAAAGTGTATACATTCCTCTTGTAAACATACCTACTGATGAAGCTGTTCCATTTCCTGTAGCTATTGCAAGAAGACCATTTGATGTGCTTTCGGAATCTGCATCGGCTAACACCCATGAGCCTCCGCTACTAAAATTATAAACTCTTCCTTCAACTACAGTTCCGCTACCAAAAAATACTCTTTCTCCTTGAAAGCTATAATCTGTCGCTGCCGAAACATTTAATTGTGTATTAGCGCTCCAGGTTCCTGATGTAATTCTTCCAGTTGAAGTTAAACCTGAAAGAGTAGTAATAAGATTAGTGTTTATAGAAATAGCTGGTGTTGTTCCTCCAGAAGATACTATTGGACTTGTTCCTGTAACGCTTGTAACCGTTCCACTACCGCTTGCATTTAAAGTAATTGTAGAGTTACCACTTTGATTTACAGTAAAAGAACCTCCTCCTGTTAATCCTGTTCCTGCACTAATTGTTACAGTAGCATTATTTGCAGCCGAAGGTATGGTTGGAAAAGTGGTTAAATCACCTTCTCCGTTTATATATTCTCCTGTTTCTCCTTGAAAACTTAAAGCTAATGTTCCTGAAGTCGTTACAGGTGTTCCTGTAACTTGCAAAGCATCTCCATCCGCAGACAATCCTACACTTGTTGCTGTTCCAGTATTTGTAGTTTTACTATTAAATGTATTCCAATCTGTACTTGTTAACGCTCCAGTTGTACTTGCATTTGCTGTGGCAATAGATATTGCTGGTGTTGCCCCACCTGTAGACGCTATCGGAGTTGTTCCTGACACACTTGTAACTGTTCCTGATGATGAACTTGTTCCTGCGCCAATTAAAGTTCTTACTTCAAGAGCTGAAATATTAGTGTTTAAAGAAGGTGTAATACCATTACTTAGTATAGCAGGAGTACCTGTGTCTGTTGCTTTAGCATTGTTAGCTGTAATATCAGATGCTTGTGTACTTGTAATACCGACTTTAGCAGTATTTGCAGTTATCGCTGATGCCTGACCTGAAGTTATAGTTGTAGGAAAAGTTTCTAAATTACCATCTCCTGTTATATACTGACTACCAGAACCTACTACATCTACAGCGATAGTTCCAGAACTTGTTACTGGAGAACTACCTACGCTAAAAGCATTTCCTGTATGAGACAATCCTACACTTGTAACTGTTCCTGTTGTAGAGCTTGTTCCTGCACCTATATCACTTCTAACTTGAGCTGCTGTTCTTGAACTAATTACTCCACTTGAAGTAGTTAAAAATATTGATGCAGTTGTGGCTATTGTAGGTACTGATCCTAATGTTACCGTACCTGCAAAAGTTGCGTTACCACCAGCAGTTAAAGTTAAAGCATTACCACTTGTGCCTCCATTAAATAAAAAATCTTTACCAGCTGTAATGTTAAAGCCTAAATTTCCAGTTGCAGTTTGTCCAATACCTACGTCGTTAAGTACACCTCCTTGATCTTGAAATTTTATTCTGTAAAAAGCATCAGTGTCCATGTCACCGTAAGTACTCTTACTAAATAAAAGCGGATCAGCTCCTGTTGACCCAACTGTTATGCTCCCTGAAAAAGTTCCGCTTCCTGTTATACTAACACCTGCGTTTGTGGTTTCAAACTTTTTAACATTGTCGTAAAAAAGTTCATTAGCGCCATTGGCAAGGAAATTTGCTAAACTTTCACCAGTAGCTGTTTTCAAAAGCAAGTGTGTGCCTGAATCTATTGTTAAATTTCCAGTGCTATTATCAATGAAACTATTACTACCATCGTGATATATTTGTAGATCATTACCATTACCCAACTGTAACTTTACGTTATCATCAAATATAGTAGTTTGTAAAAAGTTAATAGCCATGAAAATTAGATTTTTACAAATATACGAATTAAATTAAAAGCGTTTTGCTAATAATCTAACTCGTATATGTAAGTTTGTTACAGTACTTCTACTACTAATACTTTAAGAACTTCCGAACCAAGAGCGTTTGCTGTTGATATAGTTATGTTATTTGTATCTGTATGAACTACTTCAACAAATTTTTGATCATATGGAGAAGCGTTATCATAAACATACACCATTACATCCCTTGTTCCTAAATTATGATTAACTGTGAAAGGGCCTGTTCCGGTAATTGTAGTTTTAAAGTTAAAATTTGTATTAATACAAGTTGCAACCGCTGTACAAAAGTCTGTTATTTGAGAAGCTGGTATTGCAATATCAGCATCTGACATTGCAGTTACAATACCCTTAGCATTTACTGTAGTAGAAATTGCTTTAGTAACACCTCCGTATGATGCTGCCGTAACTCCAGAAGCTGCTAAACTAACCGCACCTGCTGCTACTGACAGACCACCTGCTGTTGGGAAATTAGCTATACCTTGAACTGTAGCTGTTGCTACGTCTATGTTTTTGTTAATTTCTGTCCAATCTGCTGCGCTTGCAGGATTATCAATATTAGCTATTACTAAATCACCAACTTCTAAAACTGGACTCCAGAAACCTGAAGCGTTTCCTCCTACAGTAACTGCATAAGTAAATCCTTTTAAAATACCTTGACCTGTAGAAGTTAAAGTTGGCGAGTCTGTACTTGCATTATACCCTCCTTGAAAAACTAAAGCTCCAGATCCTGCAAATGTTGTATCTACATAATTTTTTGTTGCCGCATCTTGTGCCGCCGTAGGATCTACTACGTTTGTTATTTTTTGCGTACCCATACTAATACCAAAATCTCCTAATGAAATATTAGTAGATAATATTTTAGCATTTGAACCTCCATCAACTACTGTTATAAAGTCTGATGCTTTAGCATAAGTTGTTGTAGTAGATAACTCGTTTAAGTCTAAGGTAATTGTTACGTCATCTGTTGCACTAACAGCTGTATCAATTCCAACTGAACCAATTACTGTTACTGTATTACCATCAGTTATAGATTGAGCAGAACCATCGTCTGCTGCTAATGTCCATGAACTCATAGTTCCTGTTCCTCCTGTATACGATATTGCTACAGCACCAGTAGAAGAATCTACTGCTATAGGACTTGATGCTGTAATACTTGTTACACCATCATTAGTAATTGTAACATCTCCTGTTGCTCCACTTACTGAAATACCTGTTCCTCCAACATTAGTAAGAACACCATCATTTACTATATCAACTATAAATCCATTAGAAGTTGTTGTAATACCAGTTCCTCCTTGTATGTCTACTGTTGACCCTGCTGTTACATTTGAGGATGTTCCGCTGTCTCCAGTTAATAGCCATCCACTATATACAGTAGGTGACGTTGGCATTGTTAAAGTTTTAGTATTTAACGCAGTTATGTGACCTGTACTATTTGTTGTTACAGAGTCTATTGCTGTAAATGTTCCTGCCGATCCAGGAGAACTTGAACTTGTAGTATCAGATCTTGAAGTAGTATCGTGAGCTAAAGTTACTGTTCTTGTTCCTGCAATAGATCCGCTTATATATAAACCACCTACTACGTCTACAACTTCTCCGTTAGATACAGTTTGATTTGTACCTGTTGTTGAACCAATAGTCCATGATGTCATTGTTCCTGCTCCACCATTAGATGCGGCTGTTAGCCTACCTTGCGCATCAACTGTAAAGTTTGCTGAAGTATAAGATCCTGCTGTAACCGCTGTATTATCAAGAGTAATTGTTAAATCATCTGATGCACTTGCTGCCGTTGTAATACCGGTTCCGCCAATAAAAGTAGCATTGTTTCCATTTGTTATTGATTGACTTCCTGAGTCACCAACTAAATTCCAACTATCCATAGAACCAGTTCCACCAGTGTAAGATATTGTTACAGAACCTGTTGAGGCATCTACACTTATAGGAGAAGAACCTGCTAAAGCTGTTACACCCGTATTAGTTATTGATATTCCCGCACCCGAAGTAGCAGTACTTATTCCTGTGCTTCCTGAAACATCTACAGTTACACCATTAGTAACTGATAAATTAGAACCCGAGTCTCCTTGTAAAGTCCATGCAGTATATCCTCCAGGTACTCCTGCCCAAGTATTATCCCCTCTTAAAAAAGTAGATGAACTTGGTGTACCTCCTGCTGATAAATCAGCTGTTACAGTTACTGCTCCCGCAGTTGCTGTGTTAGGAGTTAAATCTATAAATGTTCCATCTGTTGTGTTTACTGTAGTAACACCTACATTTACCGAGCCACTTGAAGCTGATGTGATAATACCTTGAGCATTAACAGCTACAGTTGCAAGCGTATAAGTTGCTGCTGCAACACCAGAATTTGGCATATTAACAGCTATAGTTCCCGAACTTGTTATTGGAGAGTCCGCAATAGCTAAGTAATTACTTGATATTGCTACTGATGTTACAGATCCTCCTGTACTTAATTCTTCCCAACTATTACTTCCTTTATGTAAGTATAATTCATTAGTGTCGGTTTTATATATTAATTGACCTTCTCCTGATAACGAAGTTGGAAGCGTACCTGTTAAATTTTGAACTTTAAAATTTTGTAGTTCAGTATTATTAAGTGATACGTTTTGTAAAAAATTAATTGCCATTGTCTTTGTTCTTTTTTTTAGTTAAAAAATGCCTTTCCTGTATGTGCGGCGTTAAATGTTACTGTTACTTTATTTAAAGTATCATACACAACGTCTCCATATACAGTTATATTTGCGCTATTCACAATACTTACAGCTGGGTATTTATTAAGGTTGTGTTCAAGAACCCAAATACTTGAAGCTACATTTATTGCAATAACTTTGTTTTTATCCCCAGGTGTATTGCTTGCATACGAAAGCAAAGATATAAAATAATCTTCGTTTGAAATTAAGCTACCTGTAGCAGCCTGTAACGTTAATCCTATGTCAAAAAATTTTGTTTCAGGATCTCGTTGTGCCGCTGAGTTCCATGAGTAAATACCAAATTTAGAAGGATCTTTAGCTGAAGAAATTGTAACTGTAGATCCAATTAAAGGAACAGAGTAGTAAGAAGATACATCAACTGATGATTGTAATTGATTCTCGCTTAATACTAAAGTAGATATTGCATTGAAAGCCCTGGATCCTGCTCCTGAATCTGCAAAAGATATTGTTCCGGAACTTCTAACGTCTCCTGTAGCCCAGTTTTGATACCTGTACTTTAAAGCGTTTACTTCTATCTTATTAAATGTGTTTAAAAATACAGCTACTGCGTCTGCACTAAAGTTTTTAGTAACTCCGTTATCAGCCATGTCTGAACCTATCCATTTATCAGCTCCTAATACTACATTTTGCAATGGATAGCTTACAATTCTTGTCATATTTATTTATTTTTTATCTTCGTTCCTTTTTCGTATGAACGACCTCCAAAGTAAGCGGCAACAACAGTTACAAGTAATACTTTTAATAAATCCTTCCATTCATCATCAACTACAAAGGTAATAAATCCTGAGTCAATAAATATAAGCAAAATTGTGCTTACTATTAAGAATATTAAAGTCAATGGACGCACAGATTTAGACAGTTTACTGTCGGAAGACATATCACTAACCCATCTTTCGCTAACATTTTTATCTTTTTCAGCTTGTGCCTTATTGAACAGCGCAGCCATTTCTTTTTTAAATGCTATTTTCTCGTCAGGAGTGTGAACAAACTTGTCAACCATTGTAGTAACCTTTCCTGCCACCTCAATGCCTGCTGATCCAAATATTTTACTCCATATACTCATACTATTTCTTTATATTCCTCTTTTGCATCAAAACTTGGGCAAGGTTTTGTAGAAAAATCCCTATGACCACAAATTAATGCCTCTTTGTGACACAATTTTAAAGTTTTGATTAGAATTAAGAGGGACTTTTTTTGTTTTTCTGTTCTTGTGTCTTCCCAATCTTCCATATCCCTGCTCTTTCCTCCTATATAACATATTCCTATACTATCTCTATTATTCCCCCTTGCATGAGCGCCAGATTTATCTACCATTCTGCCATATTCAATAGAACCGTCTAATCTTATTACAAAATGATAGCCAATATCGTCCCATCCATTACCCTTGACATGCCAGTCTCTTATATCTTCTGCACTAAAATCTTTATGTCTTGGAGTTGCAGAGCAATGAACAATAATTTTTGTTATTGTTCTCATAGTTTAGTTTCTTAGTTGATAGACTCTATCGTCTAACCTTGTTAGCATTTCTTTCATCTCCATCATTTCAGTTTTAATAAAAACTAACTCTTTTTGTATCTCAATCATTTGTTCTGTTGGAGTTTGACTCGGTATAGGTAACTCTTTTGCTATTTGTATGTCTGCTTGCAACGAATAGTACATACCAACCATACTTCCTACTAACACAATAATAGTAATAAGGTTTTTAGGACTAAGACTAACTTTTGTGTTTTCAGAAATAACTGTCATATTACCAAATAGCTCTACAAGCAGTTCTTGATCCGACTGTTGTGTCAGTAGAAAATAGTTGTGTTATCTGAACAGGAAGATAATGTCCTACAGGAAAATTAAGAAAAGTTACATCGTCCCCAGCTACTGTCTTAACTTTTATTGATGCTACATAATTTCCAGGAGTAGAATTTTCTATAGTCGGAGTAGATACATATAGTAAACACCCTTCAGAAGATTTTCCTTCAGGGCCTGCTAATTGACCTCCTAAAAATATAGTATATGTATCGTTAAAAGTAACGCTATTACCAAATAAATCGTCTTCTAATGTTAAATCAGTTTCATTGTTTACAGCTGATACTCTTGTAATAAGATTTGTTGTGTTATTAACAACAACATCTCCTACAGAAACTCCGTTAGTAACAAATGATCCAGTAGTTGCAGTATTTATTAAATGACCTGGTCTTATAATTACATAACGCTCGCCTATGCCATTTTGAAAAGCATCAGCAGCAAGTCCTAAAACATTTGGTGACTGTAAGGTTGTAATTAAAGTGGCTAAAGGTGTTGTTGGAGTACTAATATTATATACCTCGTCTAAACCAGCTTGTATAGGTAAAGGATCACTAAATGTTCCTGTTATTCCAAAGGTATTATTTATATCTACTAAATCATCTGTAAGAACTACCGTGTTTTCACCTGTAGTTATCATTGTTCCAATTCCTGTTAAGGTTGGTAAGCTTGGGGATGGAATTGGAATTGTGTCACTTGCTATTACAGTTCTTACAATTCCTGTATTTACGGTTATTTTTGGGTACGCCATTTTTTTTATTTTAGAGGGTTAAAAATCTCTTTATTTGTCATAAGGAAAAGCTCTATTAAGAGTATCCCTTCTTTTGTTACATCCACAATCAGACTTTCCTGCCGCTTGAGCCATTGAGTGTGCTATCTTATCTAATCCTGTTGCTTTTGTTACTTTAGCAATAGTGTCTCCTAATCCTTTTGACTTAGTGTTTAAATTTTGCATGAACATTTATCGTTTGGACATTTGTCTACTACTATTGTTAAAAATCTCATTAAGCTATTCCAGCTACATAATAAATAGTGATACAAAGATATTAATTTTTCTTTCATTTTTTTAGTTTGTTTGATCAGTACGAACTCTATTATTAAAAGCAGTCATTGGTCTACCCGTTGCATAAGTTTTTATAGGAGCTTCTTCTTCGATTTTTTTTTCTTCTACTTTTTCTATAGTTTTTACTGTGCTGTTTAAATTTACTTTATCCTCATATGATAAATTATTTGCAGGTATAGGATCTGTTTTTAATAAATTTTTTCTTTTTCCTTTTACTTTTGTTTTTTTAGCCATTATATTTAATTTAAATTATACTTAACCTTTACTACAACCAAAGTTTTTTGCATAGTTAGCCATCTTCACAACAGATTCAGAATACTTATCTGTATTTTTCATTACAGCTGAAGCAGCTGCACAAGTAGTTTTATTAGGCATATTGCTTTTTACCCAAGAGGTAAATTTCCCTTCATTTTTTTTCTTTATCTCTGGAAAATCTTTTTTAGTTCTACCGGCCATATTTATCTTAAATGATCGTGTCTTACTATTTTTGCTGTGTGTCTATACGACATAGACTTATCAGCTCCATAGGAATGACCATACATTTTTTTTGACATTGCCTTTGATTCATCTCTTCTGTCTTTCATAGATTGAGATTTCTTTCCGTTGCTTGCTCCTAAATGTTCGTTAAGTCTTGAATTATATCCTTGCATTTTTTTTATTTTTAAAATTATTACTTTTTTACTCTCCTTATCTTTCTTTTGATAGGTCTTGTAGTAGGTTTTTTAGGTATTGTAGGTTTTGCCATTAATATCCTGATTGAGTTTTCTTTTCCATACCATAATTAGGATTGTTCTTTATAGATCCATTCATAGTTTTGGCAAATTCTACTGCTTGTGCTTTCCCTACAGCATTGTAAGGAAAAGTTCTTTTGATTGTCTTCCCTGTGTCGGGACACTTGTGTGTTACTGTAGGCATAGTTATGCGTTTTTATTTTTTTTATTTCTTAATGCTTTTAAATCACTTCCTGTTATTTTATTAAAAGGTGATGTTAATTTTGCAATCTTCATTTGTTTTAGTGACAGCTTATCTATATCTTTATTGCTAAAGTTAATGCTGTTATAATCTTTCTTTGTCATGTTTGGCATAGTGCAAATATAATAATTAATTTTTTAGCATCTCCAGCGTCTTAACGCCATTGCTTTTCTTGTTGGTCTTCCTTTCTTGTCTTTTAACGGCCCCTTCATTCCTTTCATTCTTGCACAGAAAGACTTTCTTCTTGCTGCATCTTTACTTCCTGCCTTTGCTTTTCCTGTTACAGCAGTCTTAAGTTTACTTCCTGGATTTGCTTTTCTATATGCAGCTACTCCTTTCTTGGTCATTCCAGCTCCAGACTTTGTAGATCGGTAGTTTCCTCCTTTACCTGTTGTCTTTCTTATCTGACCTTTCTTTGTCCTGCCGGCCATTACTTTTTCTTAGAATGAGTATACCCTTCTTTTTTTAATTTAAAATGTTCTTTCATAGAAGTTACCTTAATACATTTCCCTTTCTTACACATCTTGTGTGTTTTAAATTTTTTTGCCATATCTATTTATTTTTAGGTAAAGATTTAATTTTGCCATTTTCAGTACGCGCATATCTGTGCGTAGACGTTTCTCTACTTGGTATTAGTGTTCCACAATATTTTCCTCCGCCATATTGCCAACATACTTTTTTTCCTGTTCTTCCTTTTTTAGCCATTTTTTTTAACTTTCATTTTTGTTTTAGTCTTCTTCTTTTCTTTCTTTTTTTTTATTCTCAAGTTATAAGCGGCTATCTCTTCTGCTGTTGGTTTCTTTATAACTGGAGGAGTAGGAATAATTTCTTCCGCTCCATCCCATGCATTTTTTTTTGGCTTTTTTTTATGTTTCTTACCTTGATGCATTATCTTGACATTTTTCCTTTCTTAACTAATTTTTCTGTTCTTTTTTGTCGCTTCTTTTTTGTTATCAGCTTAGGAAACTTTAAAACCGATCTTTTTACTTTAGTTCCCTCAGAAGTCTTCCCTCTTTTGTTTACTATTTTTGTTTTACTCGCGCCAGCTTTATTAAACTTAGTTACTACTTTACTACCGTCACCTCTTTTTTTCCCTTTATATATTGTTTTATTCTTCTTAATACTACCGTCTTTTCTTCTTTTCACTATTGTTTTAGAAGATGTTCCGTCAGAACTTGTACTTCTTGTTATAGTCTTTGTCCTTCCTGTTAGTTTGTTTTTTTTTGTATCCGTAGATTTTATAGTTACTTTTGCCATTATTTCTGTAGTTTAATTTTTAATATTTCGTTTTCTTTTTCTATAAACTCTAAGCGTACGCGAAGAGCTGATACTTCTTTAGATATTTCTAACAAAGATAGTAAACATTTTTCTTTTTCTGATTCAAGTTTTTCTACTCGCTTTACCAAGCTATCTCTGTAAATACTTTTTTCTGCTTCTTGGTCTTTATTTTTTTCTCGTTTGTTTTTTACAAGAAATTCATAGAACTTCCAGGCACCTCCTGAAAACATAAGAGTTACTACAGTAATTAAAATGCTTGTTAAGTTTTCACTCATAATAATTTTCTATGCAATTTTTCTTTTTTAAGTTTTAAAAGTATCCATACCCACATACTAAAATACCATGTTGTTATAAATAAAGCTCTAAAGTCTTCTAATGTTATTTCATCACCTATTTCTGAAAACATATTTAATAAGTATCTTACTGTAGAAAACAAATACAAACTTAAATAAACTGAAATCATTTTTATAAGTGAATTTAAATTGTTTAAAGAAACAACAATACCCATGCTACATATTAAATAAACTAAATACAACCAATATGTATTAGGCTGTCCTGCCTCTAAAAAATAATCATAGGTCTTCCATAAAACTTGATTATTAAACACATCTGATACGCACCACCAAAACAATAAAGGCTGATGATCATAGTACGTCAGAATGTTTTTTATGTTTGTAAAGTATTTAATCTTAAGGTATTATTAATGTGTAGCCATTTTCTTTCATGTTTTCTCTAACATACTCATCAGAATACGTTATCAGCTCACCTGAATCTAACATATCTACTTGTGTTCTATAATCTATTGTTCCTATATAGTCCGCTACTGTTATGTCAGGAAAAATATTTGTTTGAATATAATATATATATTCTTCAGAGCCTTTTACTATTTCCATTTTTGTATTTTTACAAAGATATAAATAATAATATGACTATAATATCCCACGATTATATGAAATATTGGAGGGTTATAAGGTATTGGGCGAAGGCTAAATACAAAATTTCTACTCCTGATATTGATCTAATTCTTTTTTTGTATAGCGAAGATTACTTTAACAAAAGTAAATTTATGGAGTACACAGAATTAATGCCTTGGGATGTAAATAGATTTGATTCTTTACTAAGCAGAGGGTATGTGCAAGTATGGAGAAAGGGTTATGGTAAAAACACTACGCTATATGAACTTAGTCATGGCGGTAGAACTATAGCAAGAAATATTTACAGAAAATTAAATGGTGAAGAGATTGCAGAATCAGCTAATATAAATCCATTATTTAGAAAAGACGTTTCATATACGGATAAGCTTTATCGTAACTCTATAAAGAAACTCAATAAATTTATAAAACAACAACGACATCTCTCTCAGTAATAATAGTGTAAGAAGTATTATTGATAAGAAGGCTAAACCCAGCAGACTTATCATAATAGATAGTATCATCTTTTTTGATTGACTTGACATCTGTACCTTCTTTTATTACTAATCCTTTCTTATATCTAAACCCATCTACATCTGTAGCTGTTAATAGAAGACCTGACTTAGTTTTAATCTCTTCTTCTATTGGTTGTATGATAACATTTTTTCCTATTGCCTTCATGCTCTTATATTTGTTACGATAGCATTTGTACTTAATATAGTTGTTGCTACACTTACTGCATTAGTTAAAGCGTTCTTTGTTACCTTTAAAGGATCAATAACACCCATCTTATACATATCCCCATACTTATCATTCTTCAAATCGTAACCGGTATTATAAGGTTTGTCAAATATATGATTAATTATTTTGTCATAATCCTTACCTCCGTTATCTATAATTTGTTTTATAGGAGATCGTAATGCAGTTTTTAAAATTAAGTTAGCTACATTGTAATTATCATCATTTGCTTTTTTGTTTTTATCTAAAAGTATTGACGCTCTTAGTAAAGACACTCCTCCTCCCGCTATAATCCCTTCTTCAAGTGCTGACCTTACAGCACAGACCGAGTCATCGACTCGGTCAAATTTTTCTTTTTGCTCAATATCACTATTGCCTCCTACATAAATACAACCAATAGATCCAGCTAAACTTGCTATTCTTTCGTTAATAAATTTTCTATCTACATTTTTTTCATTAGAATCTCTGGCTTCTAACAATTCATTAATTCTTATTTGAAGTTCTGGAGTATTATTATCTTCTTTTAATATTATGGTACTTTCATTATTAGAAATAATTTTATTAGCATGACCTAAATCTTTTGGCATAATTAAACTTAAGTCGTCTCCAGTTTTTTCTGAATAGTACTTAGCCCCTACTGCTAAAGCTATATCTTGCATAAGCTCATGAGTCTTATATCCAAAAGAAGGTGGAGCAATATTACAGAACTTTAAACCATTACGAACAACGTTAGCTGCTAAAGTATTTATTACGTTAGCAGAACAAGGAGCTATAATTAATAACTTATCCCCATTATTAATAACTGGCTTAAGAACATTTTCTATTTGCAATATGTTTTCTATTGAAGCATCACAAACTAAAATCTTAACGTCTTCTAAAATACACTCGTCTTTCTTTTGATTATTTATAAATAAAGGAGATGAATATCCTCTCTCTATTTTTAAACCGTTTGTAACCTCCGCATATGTATCAGATGATTTAGATCTCTCAACTGTTACAATTCCATTTATACCAACCTTTTCATAAGCGTTTGCAATAATCTTTCCAATATCTTTATCATTGTTTGCTGATATACAAGCAACATCTAACAATCTTTCTTTGGTTACTTTTTTAGATTTCTTTTTTATACCTATCAAAGCTTCTTTAGTTATTTCATTTATATTTCTAATAACCTCTGTGGTATTATGCTTTGGAGTTATAAACTCTTCTCCCGCCAACACAATAGCTTCTGTTAAAACTATAGCCGTTGTTGTTCCATCACCTGCTGTATTAGCAGTCCTGTCTGCTGCGCTCTTCATCATTTGTACCGCTAAGTTTTCTATAGGATCATCTAAAAATATAGATCTTGCTACAGTAACACCATCTTTAGTTATAGTCATTCCTGATGTATGCTCTGGCGATTCTAATAAAACAGTCTTACCTAAAGGGCCTAACGTACTCTTAACAGTTTTAGAAATAGAAGTGATTCCGGATATAAGTTTTGATCTACCTTCTTGGTCAAAACTTAAAGTCTTGGGGATGTATGTCATATGAATTTAATTTAATTTAATTATTGCAAATATAACAATTTAATTAAACTAACCTTATGTCGCGATTCCAACTTAGTGTGCTTTAATTTGAAACTATAGTTATTTTGTATTAGTATTATTTTATTATATTATTATTTTAAATACCTAAATGTGACATAAAAATAAGTATTAGTTCTCTTTTATATTGATTATCAATTAGTTAAGTTAAGTTATGTAAAGTTTTAGTCACGACATAAACGCGACATAAACGCGACATACAGATGTCATGTACACGACATATAGATAAAAAAATAGAGCAACAATTAAGCTGCTCTACCTTTCACTAAATAAACTAACTACGGGAAACCTTAAAATTTTCTGAAGTTCATGTCCATATCTTGTCTCATCTTAGCTCTCTCAATTCCATCTGCTATACAATCTATCTTATATTGTTTTTTCATTTGCTGTCTATACATTGATGCTTCCTCTATACCGGACATTCCGTTAGGGCGATCATTAATTAATCTTCCATTCTTTACATATAGGCCTTGAACGTAATCTGAGATTTTGTTATCTTTTTCCATGTCTTTATTTTTTGTAAATATAATAAATTTTTTTCAGACATCTCGGGGTTGAGGGTACTAATAGGTTATACGGCTAATGTTTGGTTTTAGAAAACGATTTTATTTTGACAGGGGGGGTGTTGTTTTGTTTGTTTTTTGGTGGTTGTTTTGTCTTTTGCTTTTGGGGCTGTTGGTCTGGGGTGGTCTGGCTTACTCCTGTTATTGTTGCAGCTCTCCAGCTCTGCCCTGTCCACCTCTGTCTGTAATCGCTTGACCTTTGCCTCTTCCCCTTCCCATTTCTGGCAGTGTTCCCACTTGCTGACCTTCCCCTTTATACCTGACCGAACTTCAACACCGATAAATTAAACCACAGGAAAGAACCTCTGTAATACACTGACAATCAAGCACTTATACATTAATTATTATTGTTGATAACTTTTAGTGTTATTTATTAGGTTATCCACTTATTATTTACTATATTTACATAAATTATTAATTAAAATATTATTATGTTATATAACGAAACTAAAAACAGAAAAGCGACAAATAATGAAATTGCAAAATCTATTTTGCTTGATGCAATAAGCTGCAAAATGGATTTTTTAAGCGAAAGTTTTTATCTTGAAGATATTAAGCTGTTTGAGGGTACTGATGGAAATGGTTGGGGAAAAGCAACACCACAATTTGAAGAAATAATACGCCATTTTGAAAAGCATTACAAATCTATATTAGATAGATTATCAAACGGAGATAATATAGTTAGCAAATAACACAGCCAAACACCAAACGCCTCAATACTTTCCGTATTGGGGCTTTTCTGGTACAAAACAAATATTAATTTAATTTATCACTAATGACAAAAAGAATCAAAGACCTCGCAATATTAGAGGCAAAAGAAACAATAAAAAACTCTAATTATTGGACAGACAAAGACATTGATAATCTTGCAGAATGGACAGCGACAGACCTTAAACAAATAAAAAACGCCCTTTTAAATGGTCGGTTCTATTGTGGTGTTGAAAGCGTTAGTAAATCGGGAATGAGTAGAAAAATAAAACTTGCATACATATTTAAAAACAAACTTAGACCAATTACAAACCCATTTATATTAAATCTCGCAGGTTGCTCAAAAGATGGACGCATTTCTGGCTGTGGTATGGATATGTTATTTCATGCTCAATATACGTTATTTCAAAACTTACATAGAACTTATAAAGAGGCACACTACCAGAAAAGAATGAAACAATACAAAAATCTATAAAACCAACAAAAAAGTATTAATTAAATATAATATTATGAGAACTAAAATAGACACATTAAAAAACGAAATTAAAACACTTCAAAGAACCATATTAGAAATTTTTCCAAAAACTCCGTTAGTAACAAATCACACTGATGATAATGGATATGCCAGATTAAATATGATTGCAAAAATTCAAGACATTATTGTTATCAAACAAAAAGAAATTGAAAAATATTGGTTAGATGAGTATAGTGTTCAAAGGGATTAGAAAAATTAATAAGATAAAAACAAATCTTTTGTAAACACCCCAAAACATAAAACGTTTTGGGGTATTCGCAATACAAAACTAAAATTAAATTAAATGAAAAATAAAAAGAGAAATTATACATATAAAATATTATTAGATGAAATTGTAATATCTGAACAGATAAACTATGATACTGAAAACACTTTTAATTGTATTTCAGAAATAGTTATTCAATTAAGAAAAGAGGGATATAAACAAACAATTAACTTCAATAATACAAATAATGATTTAGACAATCACAAATTTACATTTACAGATGTTATTGATAAATTAACAAGATTAAGAGATAACACTAAATGTGAACCAGAAGAAAAAAATTGTGGTTGTGAATTGTTTGATGAAATATTAGACGAGCTAAAAACAGAAAGAATAGAAAGAGCAAGATATATAGTAGGGTATCAAGTAAGAGTAAGTAGGGCAGTAAGTGGAGTATTTGAGCTTAGAGAAGAATTGGATCTTGCATTAAATAATATCAAGATGTATGAAATCAAAGTAAATAAACTAAGAAAGTATATTAGAGAAAATAAAATATAAATAATATGATAGTAAAAAAACTAATTGCAGAATTGCAAAAAATAGAAAACCAAGATAAGTTTATACACTTATTAGGAAACAGAACTAATGGAGAGGATAGTGATTTAGATATAATTTTTAACAATATAGAGGTCTGGGACGATGGAGATGAAAGCATCACTTTATTTATGAGTATTATAACTGAATTAGATGAGAACAATGAACCAATTGATATTTATGGAAGTTCTTATTGTTCATATCCTGTAACTGAATTAGACAAGAACAATAAGCCAATAGATAGTTATGATGAATTTCAATTATTATGAGAGAACAATTAAAATTAACTAAAATTAAATAAAAAGATTAAATATGAACATAAAAAAATTAAAAGTAACATCAACTAAATATTACTCAACTCGTAGAGGTCTATCTTATGAATGTAAAACGAACGTAGATGGTGTTCAAATATGGAATGATGGACAGGGAGGAGGAACTTACCTCATTAATGACAATGATGATGAATATCGTACTTTGACTGAAAATCAGTTAGAAGAATTAATAAATAAATTTGAACATGAACAATAGAAAAGAAAAGAATCAACTTGAACAATTAGAGTATAATATTAACATCTGGCAAAAAATAATAAAACAGCAAGAACAATATATTTTGCAAGATACAGACCAATTTCCTCACGCATGGACAGAATATGTTAATGCAAAAACACAATTAAAAAGAATAGCTAAAAGATATGGAACAATTGAACCTTACGCAATAAAAGATTTGTTCAGATAAAATAATGTTTGTTTTGTTACAGGAGAGCCAAGAAGAAATTCTTGGTTTTTTTGTACATAAAAAATAAATACTATATTAATAGTTTATATAAGTTTTATTTACTATTTTTACAAAACTTATTAATACAATAGGTTAATGTTAGGAGAAACCAACATTGTAAAAAAGAATTATATGTCGTATTCTTTTTCCTATTTTAAAAAAAATTTAGCATGACTGGACTTACAAAAAATGACTTACTACTTATATTAAATATTTATCAAAATTACTATAATGATTTTGTTAATATATCAGAAGATGATATAACTAATATGTACATACAAATTGCAACGGGAGATTTTAAACAAATCGTTACATCAGAAATGATTAACACCTATAATAAAAACTTAGGAAATATTAAATTAAATAAAATAAAATAGATATGGCGAATTATTGTTTTAACAACGTAAATATATTTGGAGATTTAGAAACACTTAAAAATCTCAAAACTAAAGTAGATAAATATGAAGATACAAATTACTTTAATGAATGGGGAGATTTACTCCTTGATAAAAAATTTGATATAGAAAACAAAGAAAGAGATAACTATGAATATGGTACTACATGGTGGGACTTTGAAACTAATTTAGAAGATGTATCATTTGGATATGGCGTACTTGAAATACATGGCGATAGTGCATGGTCGCCTCCAGAGAAACTAATTTATGAAATATGCAAGAAGTATAAACTAAATGCAGATATATCTTACGAAGAGCCTGGCTGTGATTTTATGGGCGAATCTAAATACAATTGGGAACATGATAAGTTAATTGTTGAAGAAAATTGTATGTCTTACAGAGAGGGAATGTACGCCTTAAGAAATTACGAAGATTGGAAAGATAATTTATGGGAAGAATTAGATGATGGCTTACACAGCTACATACATCATGATGATATTGAATACTTTGTTGATTGCTTAGATAATGTAATCAATGATTATGTTTCTTTAGAACACAGAAAAGATATTATAGATGAAATATTAGAAATAACTGACGAGGGGTTTAATAATATCATAGGACATGATTACAGGAATAATGAAAATACACTTACTAATATTCCTTTAATTAAAAATGTAATTTTAAAAGAAGTAAATAATAGATTATGGGTATATAATGCATCTAAAGAATTAGAAGATGCTCAAAATGAAATTGAATAGATATGGACATTAAACGACACCCAAAAGACAGAGGTTTTGGCTACAAAAAAGCAATAGAGTTTATAAAAAAGTATGAATATAAAACTTGCGACAAATGTTGCTACGACATTTTAGATGATGAGGGAAATATTATGGAACATGAATGTATTACTTATAGCCAAAATCTCAAACTAATAACTGAAAATTTAGATATGAAAGAAGATAGCAATAAAAAAAGATTAACATTAATATGTAGAGATATATTAAATAATAAAATATCAAGAGAAATGTTAAAGGAATATGCAAACTCATATCTTAACATAATAAATATATAAATAAACATGGAAAAAGAACTAAAAACTTACATAAATGGTCAAGAGATAATTGAAAGACCTCATATGGATTGGTCTGTTGAATATACACAGGGCTGGAGATATATAGTATGGGTAGGAGGTGTTGATGATTATTTCAGCACCTATGAAGAGGCAAAGCAACATTATGATGAATTGAAAACTTATAAATTATGGAAAATAATTGAAAAGATACCAAGCCCAGAATTTCGGAGGAAAATTTCTGAATATGAATGGGATCATTCATGGCTAAACAATTTTGCTGATTATATAGAATATGAAAATGCAGAACTCTATGAAGAAGCAAAAGATTATGCAGATGGTATGAAAAGTAAAAAGAAAGGTATAATAATGGATAATGTTAGAACAAAAAGATTAGAAAGAAAGTAGATGGAATTAATAATATCTAAATATGCAAAGGTTATTGCTAAACACATCAAAATGAAAGGAAAAATAACTAATCTAAATGGAATAAAGATGATAGATGGAGAGGTAGATTATGAAGATATAATTGAATTAGCAATACAAATAGGAGAGGA